GAGTTTCGGGGGTGGCAAAAAGCCGTCAGCGCCTCATACAGGCCCTATATTGACCTGGTTGATGTTGATGGTCGACTTAGGTGCAGTTATCGCCTCCACGGGACTGCTACGGGCCGACTTTCTTGCGCCGAACCCAATTTGCAGCAAATTCCAAAAAGTTCCGACAAAGAATGGAACGGTAAAGTTAAAGAATGCTTTATCCCGGAAGATGGCTACACACTTATCAATGCCGACTTCTCGCAGCTCGAATTACGTCTCGCAACCGCATACGCTGGGGAACAAGAACTCAAAGAGGTATTCAACGAGGGGCGTGACATCTTCACCGAGATGTCCAAACAGCTAGGCATGTCCCGTCACGACACCAAAACCCTCGTATACTCCATGCAATACGGGGCAGGAGAACAACGCCTGATGAACGCCTTTGGTGTCGACAAGGAAACAGCCAAACAAATCAGACAAAACTACTTCGACACCTACCCCCACTTCCGCAGGCTAAACGAACGATGCACAGCCAAAGTAGAACAGACCGGCGAAATACGCATATGGTCTGGGCGTGTCCGACACTTCGAAAACCGCAACGAAGCATACAAAGCCATGAACAGCCTCATCCAAGGCGGAGGGGCAGACATCGTAGAACGAATCATGGTCAAATGTTTTAAAGAGCTAGAAGGACCGGAGTGTCGTATGTTGCTACAAGTCCACGACTCGATTACATTTGAGGTTAAGGAATCCGTAGTACCCCAATACATAGAAAAGATACGAACATTAATGGAAGACGTCAACGCCGTAACAGGTGAGGTTGACTTCGATGTTCGATTTGCTGTCGAGGTAGAAAACTGGGTTCCACAGGAGGACGGGAAATGATTATCTATGAATGCCCCCACTGCCAATACATGGATAGTGATGCGGAGCTTGCAGAAACACACTGCATAGATAGAGACCAAAACTTATGGTAATAAGCGTAGACCCCGGCGAAACCAGCGGCATCGCCTTCTGGGAAGATGACGGTACCTTCATTAGCCGCACCACCTACGACCTAGACGACATACTAAAATTTACTGCCACCACCAACCAACCCATTAAAACAATCGTGTGCGAAGATTACAGGCTTCGACAGGGCAAACAAATGGTGCAAACAGGGTCACGATTTATAGCCGTCCAAATCATTGGTGCCCTCAAATCAATGGCGCAACGCATCGGAGCAAAGTTTGTCCTCCAACCAGCCAACGTCCTCACCGTTGCAGCCCTACATAGTGGCGTTAAGCGCCCAAGCAACCACGCCAAAAGCCATGATATAGATGCCTACAATCATGGCTACTACTACTTCGAGACTAAAGGCCTTCTTCAACCAAAACCCCTATGATAACATTGAATGTCCTCGCAGTTACCGTCCTAGCTGCGGGGACATTAAATTTTATTTAAATGGTCTTCAATTCTTTTTACAGCGTCTTTGATGCTTGACCCGCCGTTAGTTTTAACCTCATGTTCGACACCCATTAGACGTGCCTCTATCTTGTCCAACCTGTCGGGAAGCTCAGAAATAATTTCGATGGTGTGTACAACCTTAGATATGAATGGCCAAATTTTGATAAGAGTCGCGACAAGAGCGGTAATTAAAAATACGGTCCAAATAATTGGGCCGTAATCCATAAGAAATTGGGACGCTTGTTCGGGGTTCATCTCACTAAAATCCCCTACCTTCTTGATTGGCCTGTTGTTGTTCTATCTCTGCAAATCTAATATAGCTTGGGCGGCTGTAATCAATCAACCCCACACCTGTCAGCCAGTTTACAGCAGAGATAAGTTGGTCACGAGACTCCTTGTTACCCAGCTCAAACTGGAGCTGCGGGTCCATAGCACCCTTAGTCAAAAGACTGTACAGCGAACCTGTGACGCTTTGACCCGACACATTTGCAAGGTAGTTTACGCCAGGAAGCGACGAGTCAATGTAATCACTATAATCGCGGATGCGGGACTGTGTGCCCAGGCGTGTACCAGTAAGCAATTCAATAGGAATCTTTAGTGCGGGGTTTGCGTTGTTCAAAACCGTGTCGATAGGGTTACCGCTAGCAAACTGATTAAACACATCGAATGTAGTAATACCCGGTCTAAATCCGTAGTATCGACCACCGGCCTCAAACTGGGGGCCTTCCATTTGCTCCGACAGGAAGCTTGGGAACAGCTGGTCGGCAGGGAACGGGTCGTACAAAGAATCAGGATTAATGCCTGCCGCTACTGCAACGTTATATGAAGCTTTGTTGAGCGCTACGACACGCCCAGGATTCATAACAAGTGTTTCTAGCACCGCCTGTATAGCCCCACGGTTCCAGTGATAGAACGGCATAACACGGCGCAAATACTTCTTTTCTTGCACAGACAACGTAGCCATGTCGGGGTGGTACTTCGACACGCGCTCCGCAATTAAATCAAACAACTCGTCTTTGCTAATTTTCTTAGGGTCAACTGTGGTACCAAAACCACGAGTCAGAATCTTGCCCTGCTGAGCCTTTTCCAGCATCTGCAAAGCGTGCTGCATACGAACAAACGTGTCACGCCCCTCAGCAATCTCGGTAATAATTTCTTCAGCCCTACCACCCCGAGAAGCAACACCAAGAGACGTGACAGCAAACGTCTTTTCCAACGCCCGGCTAGCAGTGTTAGTAATAACATCATCATCGTCCAACAGCGGGGCGTCCACATCCTGTTTTGCCACACCCCCCTGTCGAGTCAACAAACCTTCACGCTGCCTAGCAGGAATCAAAATACCCTTACCAAAGAAAAGTTCCCGCATAAGCTCATCGGCAGTCAAAGAACCAAAACGACCACTCGACATTACTGTCGTGTTCTTAGGAATATCTGTAATGCCCTGGTAGTTCATTGCTTTAACTAAGTCGATATCGCCGTAACCGCCACGCATAGCCATTAATTGAATAGCCTTCTTGGAAGAAGACAAAGCCGCAAACCCGCCCTCAGCCAAGTAAGTCAAAGTAATATCACCAATCATGTTACGAATGTGGTGACCAGGGCGGGGCAGCGTAACCGCGTACTTCCATGTGTTAGTAATGGGGTCTAACGTAGTCCTCACAAACTTGCCAAAACCACCCTCAAACTGCTTACTCGTCTTAGCAAAATTATCGATAGCTTGGAACATTTCGGCAGCATCAGGGTCCATGTACAAAGGCTTGTCGCCCAAGTAACGCCCGTAACGGCTGTCGTCGCCCGCAACAATCTTTACAAAACCCTTCTTAGGGCTACGGCTAGCCAGGCCCAGCTCCAACGCTTTGCGCTGGAACTGAGTAACAAACGCAACCTCAGACGACAGCTGTACCATTGCACGGTTAGTGCGGTACATGAAATCCAACACATCATCTACAGGCCACGTACGCCACTGATTCAACAACTCAGCAGTAATCTCCTCCTGTGTCGGAACCCTACCCGCACGGGCAGCGTTTTCAGTAGCCGTCTTTAAAGCCAAATCCTCATCAAAGAAAACACCGCGAGGAGGCGTCCTAGCAGCACCATCCGTGCGACCCAACACAGCCGCAAACTCCATTACCTCATTAATAGCTTCGCGCCCCGCACCTGTTCTAAAAAACGAGTTACCCAACAGCACGTTTTGAATGTCGTCAGTCTGGTCAAAGAACCGGGCCATCATAGGCCGAAGGTCGTCTTCAGCTTTACGCAAAGTAGTTCCAGCAGTCGAACGAACACCCCGTTGAATGTTCTCAAATGCTTGCTGCAAAACAGTGCGCTTACCGCCTTCAACAGCAGGCTGTGCGTAAGCGTCATTCTTAGACAAAGCTTGTAGATTCTTTAAGAATGGTTTGTTAAACATGGCCATCATGTTGCCCTGAGCAAAGAACAACCTAGAGCCCCACAGCATTTCTTGTACATTCATACCGGCTTTGGCGTCAAAGAACCGCTGTAGAGGAGCAAGAATCTTTAAAGCACCCGCAACAACACTTGCCCTACCCTGTGTAGCCGCAGCATCGTGACGCCTAGCAGCGCTCAAACTAAATTCGTCAGCAATATCTGCAGCTTCGTCAGCAGACACTCGCATCCGCTCAATAATTCGAGCGGCCTCATCCATAATACGCAAAGCACCCTGCTCAGCGTTCTCCATCAAAGCTTCTTGGGCTTTCTCTACCTTGGCCTTGTTGCCCTTAGCCACACCGTCAGCTATTTCTTCAGTCAACTGGGCGGCCTTACTAACCTCAGGGCCAATACCCGCAGTGACAACGCCCTGAGCAATAGTTTGACCTAGCTCTGTCGTAGGAACAACAGTAGCCATGTCTTCGACAATTGCAGCAGGCTTAGCTGCTACACGGATTTGCTCAGCAGTTTTCTCAGCGTTACTAAACAAATCAGTAATAAACTCTGCTGCTTCAGCAGAAAGTTGCTTACCTTCCACAAGGCCACGGCTTTTGTAAGTTGTTGTGTTAGCAGTCACCACACCTTGTAATGTTTCGCGGGCCGCAACGATACCTTCCGCAATGTTGTCTAGCATTTTAGTTGCGGAAAGTTTTTTATTGCCTACTTTAATGCTGCGGCCCGCGGCTGCGGCATCTGCCAAACCATTCACCATATCCACGCCAGCAGGAGATTTTTTAGAGGTCAAGATAGCTAAGACTTCTGCTTTATTTCCAGTTTCAATAGCCCGTGCAATTGCGTAAGCAAATACCTGTGGAGGCAACGAACCATCAAAAAGCTTAGAATTTTTTTGGCCAATAGGAGACCTGGCGTTAAACCAGCTAGCAGCCAACCAGCTAGAACCAGAGCCTGTCGGCGCATCCATGACATCCGACACAGTGCGCCATGCTTGAGACCAAGAAATCTGGTGAGTAACACCATCCAACCTAAACACAGGTGCCAAACCCTGTTGTTTAAGCAAATCATCCGCTAACTCAAAAGCAACCAAAGCATCACGCTCTTTTTCACGGATAAGTTTAGCGCCCTGGAACGGCCCCCCTTGTCGAGTACCCAAGAAAATAGATGCCCCAGATTCGGTTTGGTAAAACTTGTTTAAACTAATCATCAAATCACGAATCAACGCTGCTTGAGAATCTGCGTTTAAATCTTTAGGTCTGACCGCACGACCTTTACCAAACTCCAGCTCCGTCTTTAACGTACCTTTGCGGTCATAGGGGTACACACCCTTTTGATATTTGCCGTCTAACTGGTTACGAATCCAATCAGGCAAAACTTCCGCAACAGCTTCTTTAATTGCAGCAGTTCTAGCAGCAATGTTTTGCACCACCCCACCAGAATCTGCGGCTGTCTCACGCAAACGAGTAGTAACAAAATCATCTACGTCAGCTTTGCGGCTATTAGTTTCTACGCGGGCTGCCACATTTTCAGGCGTAACATTAGGAATATCATCAATACTTCGAGACAGCTGAGCCTCAGCAATAGCCCTCAAGTTTGCATCGTCTTCAAACAAACGCAAGAAACGACCCGTCAAAGTCTGGGCACCCGCACCTGCCAAAGCATCAATAGCACCAGTCTCTTTAAGCACTGCATCAATGTCGTCCAAGAACTTAGACATAACTTTGGGATTAAACGCCTGCAAATTAGCAAACAACTCTTCGCCCAACAGCTCAGCACCACGAGCCCGCTCAGCATCATCAAGATTCTTCAGGTTGCGAACAACCGTAGCAGCGACACTAGCCTCCGCAGCCTCCTGTACACGAGCAGCCGGTGTCGTAGCATTACCCAAAAGGTCAACACCCTTACCGCTTTGCACACCCGCCGCGTAACGCTTATACGCAGGCTTCAAAACAAGCTTATTAATTGCTTCTCTAATTTCAGGCAACTTAGTGTCGCGTGCCAAACGCAAAACGTTACCAACTGACGGTGACGCTCCCAAAGGCTCAAACAAAATACTTTCCCGAGGAACAGACAATTTAACACCGGCAATAGCCTTATCAGCACCTACAGACTCAGACCACTTAGCAAACGCAATAGGCTTACCCGGCTTAGCCTTAGGCGCAGGAACAGCTTTCTTTAATCCCTCAAAGAACGAATCCAACTCACTACGCAAATTAACTTTCTTACCGCCGACAGTAGCGGTACGGGCATTGACAACCTCACGCAAAGATTTCAGTACCGACTCGCTAGCCGTGGCCCCGCCCTTGGCCGCAGTTTCTACAAGGTCGTCTGCAACTTTCTGCGACGCTTGGGCTGCGGGAAATGGGGTAGCTTCCGCATACTTAGGAATAATCTTGTAGCCGTTACTGCCGCGAGCAAGTTTAGAAGTCTCGCCCAAATTAACAAACGGTCTTGTAGTCCGAGACCGAATCTTGCCCAAAGCTTCCTCAGCAGCTTGCCTAGTAGGAAAGTTCTGCACACGAGTTTTACCGCTAACTGTCGTAGTCAAATCAAACGTAGGCTTCTCGCCAAAAGCTTTCAGGCTAGGACTAAACTGCTCAACAGGCACAACATCAGCAACTCCTGGCAACCCCACCTTTTCACCCGTAGCAATTCCCCTAGTAACCGCCCCCGCCTCTTTACCAACTTTGGCAGCGCCCTTAGCAGCCCAACCACCAGGCACCAACCACAACGGGTCCAATAGCACGTCACCCACAAAACCAAGAGCGCCTTTAACAGACGGGTCAACGTTGTTAGCAACATCTACGTAATTAGGGTCATTACGATTGTCGACATCCGACTGGCGCTCAATAATTTCTGACCAATATGGTTTATTCGCCGGGTCGTCCGAAAAGAAGCCAGTAAATGGTGAAGCTATTAAACTTCCGACAGCGGACAGCGCTTCTTTAGTTGCGCCCGCCTCATCGCCAGACACCCGCAACTCTCTAACTTTGTCAAAACGTTCGGGCAGCTCTACAGTCTTCATTGCCGGATTGCTAATAACACGCATAGGGCGTGACAGAATATCGACAGTGCGGCCCAAGAAACCTAATTCTTGTTTAGGAGCTGGGAGGTCGGGAAACTCTACCGGCTCGCCGGTGGGCTTTGCCCGCCCGCCAGTCAGTTGAGAATAGTAAAGATTTACGTATTCGCTGAACCTGTCGGAGCTAGGAGGCTGTTCAGCCATAACAACTCCTTACTAGTATCCCCTAGATTCTAGCGCGTTTAGCAGCTGTTCTGCCGTGCTTAGGTCATAAATAGGTTTTTGACCATCCTGCGGAAGAATCAAACTAAGCAAAAGCTCGCGGTTCAATCTCCGCTGCTCAAGCTCCGGCTCAGCAGCTGCCTGAGCAACATCAAAAGCAAACTGCCTTTCAGCAAGCATGTCACGGAAACTTGGTCCCTCAGGCCCCCTAGCGGAAGCCTGAGCAGCTGCCTGGCGGCCCTGCTCCTCCATCAACAACGACTCGTTCAAACGGTTCTGCAAAGCAGCAAGAACAGCAGCATTCATCTCAGTGCCCTGCTGCTGTGCAACCTGGGCCATCTGAGACCCAAACCCGCCAGCAGAAGCACCATAACGCTCTGTAGCAGCCTGACCCCCAGCTAGGCCCTGCTGCAATTGACTGACGGCCTCAGCCTGCGACAAAGCCATAGGGTTTACGACAGCAGGGGCTGCCTCCTCAATACCGAGGCGAGCAAGCTGGTCAGCTGCTTGCTGCTGTGCAGAACTGTAAGCGTCACCGACGTTACCAATAGCGCTGCCGTACACATCGCCAATACCTGTCGAAGCCCCACCATAAATGTCCTGGATACGGCCAACGTTAGCGGCAGCTTCTTCGCCCAAAGCGTTATACATAGCCTGAATCTGGGCGTTAATTTGCTGAGCTTGGTCAGTCAGAGCTTGACGATAAGCAGAATAATCGGGCCCTGAAATACCGCCCCCGCCCCCGATTACTTCAGTGGGGGTAGGCATTACTTCAGCTGGCTGGTAGTTTGCACGTTCTCTAGCCATACGTTCGCCTCCTGCACTAGAAGGCCTACGTCCCGTCAAATAAGCAGGCGCAATTTCTGGTTCGACAGGAAGAGTCTGGCTAAATGTTTGAGGAGGCACAAAACCGGGGCCTCCTGGAGCAAAAGTTCCAGGAGCGCCTCCCAAAACTGTGCTGCCTAAAGCCCTAGAAAAAGCGTCAAAGGGGTTGGGTATCGACTCTCTGTCGGGGCCCGGAACCGTAAATCTATCATCTGTAACAGGAAGCTGATTAGATTCTATTTTAAGCTGTTGCTTAGCCATTAGAAACCTGCACCTCCCGCAGCCGCCATAGCAGCCCTCAACATAGCATCACGCTGAGCAGCCTGCTGGCGCTCCTGAGCCTGTGTACGCTGCTGAGCAACCTCAGTAGCCAAATCCTGCCCAAACCTTCCACGAGCCGTCTCCATGGCCTCCAACTGCTTATTCAAGCGGTCTTGGAAAGCCCCAAAAGTTTTAGCAAAATCAGACGAACGCAAAGTACCACGAGCCGCAAACTCATCCCGAGTACCACGAGTACCGCGAGCCGCAGAACTGTACGGGTCATACACACCCTCAATATCAAAGGCACCCGACACAGGGGCTACTGCAACCGCAGGTGCGCCTGCTTCACCCTCAGCCGACAATGCCGCTGTTTGGGGTTGGTCCAGCTGCTCCAGAACATTAGGCATTGCTTCGAAGCCTTCTGCGGGGCGGTAACCGAGACCACGTAGTCCGGTCATAAAATCTTGTCCATAGCGTTCGCCTCGTGTGGTTGCCCCGGTTTCGAAGTCTTGGAGAGCGCGTTGGATAGAGGCAATTTGTGCGTTGTAGGCTGCATCACGCCAGTTCAAGGGGCGAGGCGCTTGAGGGGCGGGAGCTGGAGCGGGCTGTACGTTGCCCAAAGTTTGAGTAGGTGCGTTGTTTTTAGCTCCATAAGCAACAGGGTTAGTTACTGCTTGCTGCCCAAGAGGTAGCCTCCGCGAAGCAACATCGCTAACTCTATTTCTTTTAGCGGCTTCCTGGTCTGCTTGGCGAGGATTCATTACAGACACCATTACTTACCCCCAATAAGGTTCGTAATAAACTCCACAATGTCAAAACGCTTACGGTCAGGACCAAAAAACGCATCATTAATATCCATAGCAGGCTTATTCATACCCTCACCAGGAACCGTGCTGCCCATCTCCTCCGGCTGCATACGAGCCATGTACGCACGAATCATTGCGTCACGGTCACCACCAGCCGACGAAGGCCTGCGAGGAGGGGCATCGTAACTCTGTCGAGGCGAAGGAATATCGCCACCGTAGTTCTTCATTTGACCAGGCATAATTATTCCTTAAGATGAAGTCTTACCAGGCATGGACGACAGGCGGTTCATCATGGCACGTTCACGAGCTTTCTTCTTCATTTCCTCGTCATCCATCACAGCGCTCTTCTGCGGTGCCAGACGGTTACCCATAGTAGATTTGTCCCGGTACATTATTTAAGCCTCTTCTGTATAGCTCGGCCCCGTGCAGCTGCCATGTTGTCCACGAGGTTTGGGTACGGACGCCCAGCCGCCTTAGCACGGGCCTTAGCCTGTGACTTCTGTGCTGGCGTTAGAGATTTCCGCTCGCTCTTCGGCTTGGGATTTTTGGTCTCCCACACTTTCTGGGCCATTACGACAATCTCCTCAGTAAAGCATCGCGCCTTGCGGCTGCTTTAACGTCACGCTGTTTGTATCCGCCCTTATTAGTTACTTTACCAACAGTTGGCATGGGACGTCCACTCCCATAATGCTTCTTTCCCGCAGCATAAGCGTTAAATCCGCCGCCCCCCTGAGCAGGCCCGCTGTATTCCTTACGAAACCTGTTCATTAGGTGATTTCCTTAGACACTGTTTGCTTCGAGTTGACATACGTCATCAATGAAAACAGTCTAACAGGCGCATCCGCGTTAGTACCTGTCGTCTCAAAAGACACGGTGAAGTAGATTTGCCGGAACCGTAGCGATTTCAGGAACTTAGTGAAGACACGACGGAATGTTATCGCGGTTTCTGTGACGCTTGTCGATACAGGGGCTGCCCCAGAAGCAGGGTTTGCCCACGCATTAGACAAAGAAGCAGCCCAAGTCTGAGACAACAAAACCTGCCACGTTGTAGAAAAAGATTGTGTAATAGGATGCGCTGTGCCTACGACAGTGCCTTTAAACCTGGCATCCAAACCCCACCAAAACAGGCGCTTGTAAATAGAACTGGCCTGGTAATTAAAGTTTTTAGTTTGAATGTTGCATGTCATGGTCTCTGTTACGCCAGAAACATAGTCGTCTGTGATTTGCAGTAGCGGGGCAACCCTAGAGCCGCCAGCAGCTACCGCCGTGTTGCTGTGAGTCAAAACAATCGACTGGTCTAGGTTATTGCTCAAGTACTCCATCTTGCACAAAGAACCGTAAGTGTCCGAAGACCAGGTAGTCCAAGCCCGTGTGCGGAGACTGTACACAAACATTTGGTCAAAATATGTGAAAATAATGCGGCGGTTAAACTCCGACACAGCATAGTTATTGTGAAGCCCCACCGTACTAGTCGAAGTAAACGGTGTTTTAACGTTAATCTGTGACGCCCGGCTGTTTGTAAACTCGTACGCTTTTTCGTCATACATAAAATAAATGTAGGACTCAAACTGGGTAATCGCATACCGCGAGTTCAACCCCACAGTAGGCAGAATCAATGACACAACAGCCGCTGCAGGGTCAGTCGTGTACTGCAAACCAAACGTAGAATTAGTGCGAAAAATCAGCAGCGTGTTAAAGTACACAATAAGTTGGACAATGTTCTGACCGTCCCCCGTACCAATGTCAGCAAAATCGTTAGTTACCTGCCACAAACTAGGGTCTGCAAGAGTTCGAGACCTATACAAACGGGTACCCTGGTTTGTGCTGTCACGGCCCTCCGCAACCCACAAACGACCTTTAAACGACACAATGCACTCGCCCTCAGGCATGTTCGCGTCAGCCACAAAACCGCCCGCAACAGTCCAATACCCGCCAGGATTCGTAGACCCGACAGGGGCAGTCAACCAAGCTTTGTCATCAAACTGTACAAACCCAGCAGCCGCAATAGTATTAGTAATAAGAACCCAAGCAGAGCCGTCAAAATAATATGTTTTAGAGTCTCCATCGCTGGCAAGCAAATACGACTCAGTTTGAGACACCTGAAAAGTACCCAAAAACTCAATATCGCCCGTTGCCGCAAGTGGAAAATCAATGCCTAAATCTTGGATGGGCGGGCGGGATTTTAGCGAACCGTCCAGGTCAAGCTCAAAGTTGTTGCAGACTGTCAGCTCGTTGTCTGCAATAGCGGTAGGGTCGCTGAATGTGTTAAGGCCACCGACGAACGGGCCCACCTGTATTGGTGTACCGGGCATGGCCGCTCCTAGATAAGTTCGAACGTAATGTTAGTTTCGTACGTCATGGTGGCTGCCAGACGCTCCTGCTCCCCACGCTCTGCAACACTGGCACTGTACTCGGCCTGTTTTACAGCCATCAGCTCAGGGTTTTCGTCCATTTCGTAAGCCTTCATCAAAACAAAGTTCACAACGTCTGTAAAGCATTCGTTAGGCAGCGACAGCACATCTGTCGACACAGAAGTAATATCCGTAGGCTGTGCGTTGTACCGAATCGTCATTGTGTAATTTTTGTTCGGTTTAGGCCAGAAAGTTACGTCTCCGCCCCAGGCATACCAGAACTGGGGAGCCCCAGTCTCTGTGCCTTCGGGGTCGGCCAAAGAAATACTTTCCTCTGCCTGAGAAATGGGGATGTTACCGACACGGCGGCCATCTAACAAAAGAGACGCCAAAGAGTCAATGCGGGGTGTCACAGAAGTAAGAGAATACGTTGCAGTACCTGCGGTAACAGGCAATGTTGCTGTCGTCTGCAGAATCTGGTTTTGCTTAGAAATGTCTACTTGTGCTTCGTTAATCCAGCGCACAATATCGGCGTTAGTTAGCTGCACACCGGCTTCGTCACCGAAAATTCTTTTGACAGCATCATAAACGTCACCGACAGTCTTAGTAGGGGAGCTGTAAGTCATCGACCAAACTTCTTTCCGTTATGAGTAAATGTGTGGAGCTTGCTCCGTCCCCCGCTCATAGCGAACTCACCAAATTCTAGGATATCTTCTAATTCGTCTTCGCGCCTCTTCAAATCCATTAATTTTTTAGCATTTTCTTCCGCCTCGATACGTTTCAGCACGTTCTCGGCACCGTGGCGCACAATGTCACCGTCAAACAGCCACGCCAAAACCTTGTGAGGTTCTTTCATCTCTTCCTGCGACATGTAACGCACAATGTACTGGGGGGCGTTATCAGGGCTGTCCAGGATGGCCCAAGGCTTCTGTTTCTCCTCAGGTGTGGTCCTGTCCTTCACGGGAATGTATACAAGGCTGTACGTGGGCTTTAAGTCCTGCAAAACCTGTGCAAAATGCACGTGGTCATCGTTTACAAACTCGCCCAAATCTGAGTTGTATACGTTCGCTGATTGTCCTAAATACGTTTCCATGGGCCTAGTTTAGCTTATACCCCAGCGATTTGGCCCCAGGTAAGGCCGCTCTGGTTAACCCATTCTGTTCCGTCATAGATAAGAAAATCGTCTGCTGTTGCGCTCGTAATTTGCACGTCATCTAAATCGTGCATGTGACTACTGGGCAAAGCACGCACAATAATACGACCACTGGTGTCACTAACACGAGTAACAGCTGCAATTGGTTTACGCCATGCCGGAGCAGCAGGCTGTGTTTTTGTTAACTCGCCTGGGTTGCTTGCGTCACTGTACAGCAAATCACCAAGCGCCCAACCCGCGTAATCAGTTTTAATGTGGTCAATAAAACCAAACTGCATAACAAAACCAAAGCCGTCTGCAGCAATTTCTTGGTATGTAATACCAACAATGTAGTTGTTGTCGTAACTTCCGTTAGATGATGCTGGGGTAACAGTTACGGTGTCTCCGGCGGCCCCAGCAAACATCACAACTTTGCCTTTGCCGATAGCTGTCGTACCAGAAGCGTTTTTAACCCTAAAACCGTGCTGCAAACCCGTACGCAGGTTTACGGCATCCGGCAACCCCACAACCAAAGTGTCAAAGTCAGCATCCCACGAAATCTCGCCCTCTTCAGGGTCGTGGCCTGCCGCAGTATCAAAATCAATGTAATCAACCTCAGTCAGGTTACCGACAGCAGAACCGTCAAAACCAACCGTTTGAGTGCCACTGTCGTACGTAATAGGCAGTGTGGCTGCGACCACTCCAGTAGGTCCGGGAGGGCCAGCAGGTCCCGTGTCACCAGTATCTCCCTTAGGTCCGACAGGTCCTACACTGGCAGCAAAAACAGTCCCATCAAACAAATACAGCGTGTCGTCAGTGGTGTCAAACCAAATATCACCAGTTGCTGGGTCAGTGGGTTCAACAGTACCGACAGTTACGGTAACACCAGTACCTCCTCCCCCAGCACCATTAACCCACTGACCCGCATCTGCGTCGTAAACGAGCGTTTGCCCATCTTCAACATCAGTAAGAGTTACCGTTAAAATCTGCTTTCCAGCGTTATCGCTGTAAAACTTCCACTCATAATCGGAAAGAGAAAGGCCCTCTGGTAGCGCAGAAACCGCTTGATAGAAGAGAAACTTGTTTTCCATGACACTCCAAAAAGATGATGGCCCAACCCCATTATAGGGGCCGGGCCATCAAATTACGAAGCCTTAGGCCTCGGTAATGTCGTCAATCAGACCGTGGCTGTTACGACGGTCAGTACCAAGCTCGTGGTACTCAACCATGCGAGCGTAGTATGCGTCGTAGTCACCGCTGTTGTCACGAACCTGCTTCCACATCGACCCATCCCGGTCAATGAAGTGCCAGTCTTCGTCACGGTAGTAGGTCAGCGCGTCTTCGTTGATGAACCACTGCTTGTTGAGCGGTGCATCGGGGTCAGCCACGACAGGAATCTCTCCCTGGTCAGTGGTGAACGCGAGACCAGTGAATCCACCAGTGAACTGCTGCGTGTTAACAGTCTGACGCAGCTGCGACAGAAGGTTAAAGTACGCACGGCGAACACCGAGCGACTGCAGAATCAAAGTGGTGGAACCACCCTTGGTGCGGATGCTGTCAACCATGTTAATCATCAGGCTCTCGGACAGGGCACGGAGGGTTCCGCTGTTGTCGTCAACAGTGGCCTTCCACTC